ATTTAATTCTAACGTATAATGAACAATTGTTAATCCTTTTTTTAATGCATTAGCAGCTATAGCCTGTAAACACCAAGTCTTACCAATACCAGCAGGTGCTACTACAACACCCAATTCACCTTTACCCAATCCACCATCCATTATATCATTTATAGAATCCCACGGAGTAACTATTGTATTCCTAACACTTTTAAGTAACCTATCTTCAATTCCCGTAGTATAATCATGACCTAAATCTCTCTCTGCCCCAGCTTTAAGTGCATCATCTATAAGTTTTTTAATACCATCATAATCTCTATTTTGTAATAAGTCTACTGACTGTACTATAGCATTTTTAAGAACTTGATTTTTACAAAAATCTATAGTTTCTGATTTAATAAATTCCAAATCCGTAGCGTTAATATTTCTCCAAGCATTTCCTAAATTTTCTATAACTGAAACTTTTAAAACTTCATCATCTATACCATCTATTTTAACTTTCATTACTTCAAGAGTAATAGATTTCTTATATTTTAAATAATATCCTATAATAGTTCCAACTAACCACTTATTTGCATCAGATTCAAAATAACTACTCTCGATAATATCATGAATAGTTTGTAAAAATATTTTATCTTCCAATAAAGATGATATTACTTTTATTTGAAATTGTTGCCCAAAGCGTGTTAATTTAGAATCATTCGCCATATAATTTTTTTCTTTTTTCTTCTTTAATTTTTTCTACACGTTTTAATTTATATCTATCTCTAGCTTCTTTTTTTAATTGCTCACTATTACGTTCATAATATTCCATCTGCCATTTTCGTTGAGCTTCACGTTTTTCCTTTTTTGTAAAATATTTACGTTTTCTTCCCATAAGACTTTTCTGCCATATTATTTAATTTATTAAACGAAGTGGCTAACCAACTATTTAAATTTGGTAACGTTGAATATAACTTATCATCCATAAACATTGTTTGAAATTTATGCTTAACTAACTTAGAAATTGGTTTATTAACTGTATCAAGTATTTTTAACTTTTGATGCTGTGAAATATCTACATCATTAAGTTGCATTAACTTATAATTTAAAAGTATTTTTTTCTTATTATCAAGTATAATATCATTAATTCTTTTGTTATGAATATTATTACTATCGTTAGATTTAGCTGCCTGTAATATATCCTCTATACTTATATGTTGAGTTTCGTCAATTATATAAGGAAAGTTTTTCATTAAAGTCTTTTTTCCTATACCATTAATTCCAGATATATTATCTGATTTATCACCTTCAAAAATCCTTGTAAGTAAATAATTCTTAGAAGGAACTTCATAATCTTCTAATACTTCTTTAGTATCATAGAATTTTTTCTTAGTAGGACTCCAAACAGAAATTCGATTATCTACTAACTGAATAAAATCCTTATCCGTAGACATAATAATAATATCACTTTTAGGTAATACAGTTCTTGAAATATAAGCTATAGTATCATCAGCCTCTATATTATCTATTGATAGTATAGTTATAGGAAGTTGTTCAAGATATTCAACAGAACGTTGAACTTGCATAAACATTGATTTTCGTTCATCGTCTACAGAAGAAAAATCATTAGCTCTATTAAGACGTATCTTTGTCTTACGCTTATTTTTATATTCTGGATATAATTTACGGCGGCGGACAGACCCGCCTTTACCATCAAATACAACTATGCATCGGGTGGGATTGAGCATTTTAATTGCATAACCGACTGATTTCAAAAAACCAACTATTCCCCCAACGTGAATCCCATCATCATTGAGAGTTGGTATAACACTAAATACTCTTATAAAGGTATTCAGGCCATCTATTATCAGTACTTTATCATCAGGCTTCCCTGAATCTATTTCGCCGCCGTGTTTTGTTATTTCATTTAATATAGATATGTATCTATCATTGTCCATCTGATTCTTCTGCTACAGTTATATCATCTATACCAAAGTTTTTATCGTATTTAAGAATCACTTTATCACAAATTAAATTGTAGCAATGTTCTCTAAACTCTACGTCTTTGAGTTGTTCACTCCAATCTTTAGATTGGAATTTAAGTTCCTCTCCATTTTGATTTGTCATAGTATACCAAGCACCACCTTGTTTTAACAATTTATGATCTTTTAGTACTTGTAGCCAACTACCATCGTCATCAATACCACTTTCAAAGTATAAATTAAAATCGGCATGCCTCATAGGAGGACCAAGTCTATTTTTAATGACTTGAGCTCTCATCTTCATACCAATAGTATTCTTTTTAGTATCTTTAATTTGTCCAAGATTCTTTAATCTGATACGAGTTGAAGCGTGAAATGGTAATGCTTTTCCACCACTTGTAGTCCAAGGGTCTCCAAACATTACTCCAAGTTTTTGACGAAGTTGATTTGTAAACACAAGAGCAATCTTTTGTCTACCAATCATTTGGGTTATCTTTCTCATAGCTTTTGATATAATAATCGCTTTGGAAGTTGCCCAACCGTCTTTCTCGAAATCAGCTTCTAACTCAACTTTAGTTGTTGCAGCTGCAAGAGAATCAACTAATATAGTTACTAACCTATCTTTATCTGATTCTCTAATCTTTACAACAATTTGTTCAATGGCTTCGAAAATATCTTCTATCGTTTCTAAATGTATATACAACATATTACTTACATCTATTCCAATAGTCTCAAGAAATTCTCTACTCACAGAAGTCTCAGTATCCATATAAACTGCTACTCCTTTTTTTCTTTGTGTTTCCGCAAGAATATGAGCACCGATTAAAGATTTACCACTTGATTCTAAACCATTAATTTCAGTAATACGACCTACCGCAATACCACCATTAGGTTTATTCGAAATTGCTAAATTTAATAGAGTTGATCCTGTTGAAACAAAATCCTTTATATCTGTAGGAGTTGTATCAGAACCATCTAAAAAATAAGCGACTTTAGTATCTTTAAACTGTTTGTTAAGATTATCAGCTAAAGAACTTGCCAATTCATCTTTTACAGACATTTAAATTCTCCTCTTCAACTATTAAAGAGGTCATCAAATGCCGCAGATGCATCGGAAGTAGTTGTGCTACTTTCTAATGTTGAAACTGGAGACGGCTTATCAGAACTCTTTGGTTTTTCGGTTTCCTCTGTATCATCATCGGAAGGATTTAACCATTTTTGTAAAACTTCTGCTAATTCATCATAAGTTTGTTCGTTATAAATTTCACGAATATCCTTTTGTGAATTTAACAAAGCTTCAAGTTCCTTTGCATCTTCTGTTATTTGTGTTTGATTAGGTTTTACTCTAATAGTAGTCTTAGGAAACGAAGCACCGATTTCTTCAGCAGTTTTAAATTCGACTCCAACATCTCTACCATTTACAGGATCTGTAATATCACCATAATCTGGATCTGCAATAACTGAAAGAAGTTCCTGGTAAACTGTTTTACCAAATCCCCAGAATTTTACTCCTTCTTTTTCTTCACCACGAACAATTACAGGTGTAAAAGTTCTCATTTTTGCTTCTAACTTTTTACCTAATTTCCAATCATCTCTATTACCAGATGATTTTAGTTTGTCAGAAAATTCTTCAATTGGATCTGGACGACCAAAACTGATTGGTGATAAGTAACTCTTACCGCCAATATCATAATGAAAAAATAGTTCAATAAACGGTGTAAGCTTATTGAATTTATAAGGTACTATTCTAATTAATGTTTTGCCTGGTTGAGGTTTCCAAAGATTTGAAGTACGAGTATTCGTAGTTTGAAGTTGAGTTAATCTTTTCTTAATTGCGCTAATATCCATTTGTTATCTCCTTATTATTTATTATTTATTTAGTATTTTTTAATGATTACTATGTGTAACCATTTATAATAATATATATTAAGAAGTATGTTTAAATACCACGTTATTTTTATAACAATACATCTTTTTATATATAAAAAGTGGCCCGATTTATTTTCAAGTCTGTTAATTTGGTGGAAACTGAAAATTAATGAGCCACTTTTAAAATCTTTTGAAATTTTGGGGGTGTGGAACAGCCATTCCACATTGAATCACTTCGATTTTTGCCTTCACACTTTGTTTCCGAAAGTTACTACGATTCTCTCTTAATGCTATTAACATCGTTGAGGCGAATACAACTTCTAAACAAATGCCTTAACCCTCAAAGATTGGTTTATTCGGCCAGTTTACGGGGAGACTTCCTTTCGGGTACTCCCAGTGAAGCGAAAAAGTAGGCTACTTTTTCAAGTTAAGTGTTGACTCAAACTCCCTCATAGATTGTCATCCAGTATTACCAACATTTAGGTGAATACTCTTCTACCACAAGAAGAATTGGGATACTTTACAAGCCTTTGTCGTAACCTGTTATTCAGTCAACCCCACATCAACATGCCTGCCGATGCGTCCCATTTCAAATTTTTCAAAAAACATAACCATATATACTATGGTCCGATAATATATATATAAGTCTAATTTCTCAAAACACTGGTTTATTTTATCTAAATTACAGTTGCTCTATCCCACGTATTAATATCAATAATAGTATAAATCCTTGTAGGAATAACGTTAATACCTTCGTCATTTGTAAGTAAAAGTGTGTTATGATAATTTTCCCAAGGTACGGGAAAAGTTTTATCTAAAACCCCTTTATTCTCTTTCCGAATTATTTCGTTAAGAGCATTAATAGTATATAAAGTGTTAGTTTGTTTCTTTCTATGTAACGAAATTGTATCTCTTGCATTGTCTATATAATCATCTGTTAACTCTACATTGTATGTACATATTAATTGATGATGATCTTTTTCATTCTGAAATACATAAACCTTATCAAACAAAATATCATTACATTCTATTATTAAATCTATTATATCATATAGTCTATTTCGTTTTGCGAATGTGCAAAGTAGTTGTGTTTTCATTCTATGACCACTTCACTGAAAGCAATTCTAAAGTTGCTTGAGTTGAACCATTAAACCTAATATTCATTTCAACTTTAGCTTTACCCATAACATTATTTTCAACATCAAAAGTAAAAATTACTCCAGCAGCTGAATTAGTATCTTTTATCTTAATTTTATTTCCAACTAACTCTAATCCCCCACTACCT